CATCATCACAGGACCTTCTGGAGTCGGGAAGAGTCATCTTACTTATGGCTTGGCTCGGTTCATCAACGAGCAGTTCAAGTCTTATGATGAACCGAAAAGCGTGCTCTTTGTGTCAGTTGTGGCTTTGTTTGACAAGATTCGAGAAAGCTTTGAGTTTGACAATGGATTTTCAGAAGCCAAGATGGTCAAGCTACTGTCTGAGGTTGATTTTCTCTTCTTGGATGACCTTGGGAAAGAGAGTCGCAAGGCTGACACGAGGCGAAATGAATGGGCGCATCAGATATTGTTCAAGATCCTGGATAATCGGACCAATACGATTATCAACACGAATCTGTCTAGTGAAGAAATTAAAGAGCTTTACTCGGACGATTTCGGGAATGGTGCTTTATCAAGTCGCATCTTTGAAGGAGCAACTGGTAGGTGCTTTGTGTATCCGTCTGGGATGAAGGATAGGAGATACTAATGTTAAATCTTTACTTCGTCTATAACGGGCACTGTCAATTCTTTTTTGGGACGTTTAATAACGTTGATGATCTCATTGAGCGTATGAAAGACCATCAATGGGCATTCTCGGCTATCACTCACCCAAGGTTTCAGAAGTACATCGGCAAACGGACAACGCGGTTCGACTACGGTGCGAAGGATTGTTACTACTTGGCGACTTTTTCAGGAGGGAAATAATGGCTAGAGATATTTTAACCGATTTAGCATTTGAAAACTTATACAAAGCTGTAGCACTTCCAGATTGGAAAGAATCTGATGAAATAATCCTTGTTAGCTTAGCCAACAAGGAACAAATAGAGTCAGATGAGAGACACCGCTTAACTGAAAATTGCAGATTTTTTGGCGATCGAATTTGTATCTTCTGTGAACAAGTGAAGAAAAATAATTACATCACGCTACATAAATCTAAGTTAGAAAAAATTATTAAGGTAATGGAATCATTTACAAACGTAGAACAAATAAAGGGAGAAGAAAATGATTGAACTTATTAAAGAATTTGGAATAACTTTTCTGTGCTTCTTTATCGGTTACTCGGTCGTGGAATGTATAGCAGGAAAGGAAAAGAAAGATGATCAATAATGTGGTGTTAATTGGGCGCTTAACTCGTGATCCAGAATTACGATACACGCCATCAAATGTTGCAGTTGCGACTTTCAATCTGGCAGTAAATCGAAATTTTAAAGGTGCAAATGGAGAGCGAGAGGCTGACTTCATCAACTGTATGATGTGGCGCAAGCAGGCTGAAAATTTTGCAAATTGGCTAAAAAAGGGTGCTCTTGTGGGAATCACAGGTCGCATCCAAACTCGTAGTTATGATAATCAACACGGCCAACGTGTCTATGTGACGGAAGTTGTAGCTGAAAGTTTTCAAACGCTTGAAAAGAAGGATAATACTGCGAACCAGTCAAGTATGGAAAATCAGATGCCACCAAGTTATGGCCAAGGCGAGCCAATGGATATTTCAGATGATGATTTGCCGTTCTAGGAGGTAAGAAATATGGTTGGAGTAACCTATCAGGAGATTCATCTCTTTGTTGAATTTTTGAAAGAACAATATGGGCAAGGTCGTCCAGACTATATTGAAGCCCTGAACGACTTAGACGGTCTGGTGGAAGTCTCCTACAGAGAAGCTATTGAAAGATTTTTAGAAGATGAAGTACGATAAACAGGCAGTGATTGAAGGCTATAAACAATCAATCAAGAGAAACGAAGAAAAGATAATCGAGTATTCGAAGCCGTGCGATGCACGCAAGAGACGGATTAGAGCGCTGGAACGGGATTCGTTGAGAAAGAGGAATGAAGAATTGAGAAAGAAAGTGAAGGAGTTGGAAGATGAATAAAAAAGAATTGATTGAGCGTATAGAAGGTTTAAAAAATCTTTTCGGCAACAAATCAGAATATATCGAGATAGACACGGTAATTAGACTTATTTCTGAACTAGACGAACCAGAGAAAGTCACTATTCCGCAGTTTGTGGCGGATTGGATTGAAGAATCTAAAAAATCTTGTGAAAATGTTGTGGAATTTTTCGGATACAGAAATCCGAGTTTTGAAATAACTAAATGGATAGAAGATGGGGAACGATTCGATTTAGTTGCTCGAGCATGGCTGGACGGCTACGAGATCGAGGAAGAGAACCAGTATGTGGTGACTTTAAAAAATAGGCAGCCTTTGGTCAAATCGCAATCAGGGAGTATTCTTTATTTTAGTCAAGATATAACAGCTGGGAATTATAAAGTTACTCGAAAAGAATTAGAGGATGCTGGCTTCGGCTGGGTTTTCGATTGTGAAGGTGTTGAGATTGAGGAGGTGGAGTGATGAATGATGAAGTCTTTGAAGAATTGAAAAAACTTATGAGTTATTTTCCTGACTCATTTATAAACAGACAATTAGAACTTATTCTCATCCCAAAAACAAACACATACTTTTCTTTAAGAGATTGTTTGACAAAGAATGATGTCATTTCAAAGGTACTAATGTGGTGTACTAGAGATATAGATAAAGGCGAGCCTTATCAACAACGAAAACGAAATATCGACTTTTATGTGGATAATCGCGATCGTTTGAGAAAATATTTAGGTGCAGATATCGATGTGCATGTGGTTTATAATCGCTTAGGAAATGGAACCAACAAAGAACTCACACACAGATTTATCGAAAGTGGTTTTGATATGAATTTACTTTATAAGGAGGTCATAGATTGAAACGATTCATAGCTATCTGGATTCTTCTGTCTGCTGGATTGAACATCTGGCAGATGGATAAAATCCGGAATTTAGAAGAGAAGAAGCCAGTGGTTATCTACAAGGCTGATAATCAAGGAGCAGAGATATTCGGAAAAGTCCTTGAAAAAGGACGACACGGAAAGCTATACACGCTTACGATTCGTGACTACGGGGTGTTCGTGGTTACGAAAGAAGTGTATGAGAAAGTGAAAATTGGGGATGAGGTGAGATTATGAACACATTAGAAAATGTAAAACAATGGTTTATAGACCGTGACCTTGAAAACGGTGGCCGGCTGAACAAGCAGTCATTAAAACTTAGCGAAGAGTTCGGTGAGTTATGCGCAGGCTATCTCAAAAAGAATGAGCAACTGACCAAGGACAGCATCGGAGATTGCGCAGTCGTGATTGTCGGTCTGGCCTTGCTGATTAAGGTAGACGTGCAGGAGATTTTTAAATCATCAGAAAATGATAGAGATGTAATGACATGTTTTGGTTTTTTAAATAAAAATATAAGCGAATTTCAATTATATCAAGATTACTTTGCTAAGGAAGTTCGTAAATCAAGCTTGATCCGTACAGTAATCTGGTTAAAATCAATCAGCAATGCTCTCGGTTATGATTTTGAAGAGTGTTTTGAACTAGCTTACCAAGAAATCAAAGACCGCAAAGGCCGTTGGATTGACGGAACTTTCGTAAAAGAGGAGGATTTGGCATGAGACCAAAATACAGAAATAAGGAGCTTTTGGAGGATAAAAAATGGAACTAGAAATAATTGACAACGTAAACAAGCCGAGCCACTACCAAGGACGATATGGTATGGAATCTATCGATGCTTTAAGAAACTTCATGACACCTGAACAGCTGAAAGGCTTTTATCTAGGAAATGCTTTGAAGTATCAACTACGATTCCAAAAGAAAAATGGTCTTGAAGACCTGAAAAAGGCCCGCAAGAATCTGGATTGGTTGATTGAGGAGATGGAACATGAGAATTAAGACATCAAATGGATCCATCATCAACGTTGATAAAATAAAGCATAGCATCACGATTGATGGTGTTGAATATGGTTCAGATTGTCGAGCGCTGGTCTCTAAGCATAGAGACGGGACAGGAACTATTACATTAGTATTTGAAGGAAAAATGATTTAAAAAAGGAGTAAAAACAATGTTTACACAATACGATCACGAAACAGGGAAAACTAAACTTACAAAACTTGCAAAAGGTGGCATCATCACGGTTGTTGCTATTACTTCACTTGGAATTTTTCGTCTCACGGCCGTGAAGCGCATCCCAGCTAATACGGTTGGAGTAAAGGTCAGTGCGATCGGAGGTGTTCAAGAAAATACCCTACAAACAGGCTATCATCTTAAAATTCCTTTCATCGATACCGTCTATACTCTTTCGACTTCAGTTCAGACGAAGACGATGGAAAAAATCACAACTCAGACCAAAGATGGTCAATGGTTGAACACTAACATCGATGTGAAATATCGCGTTAATAAAGAAAAGGCTATGACAATCTTTTCAAATTACACAAAGCTAGAAAATGTGAATGAGAGCGTAATTGCTCCAGCAGTACAGAGAGCTATCGAGTCGGTTACTGGGAATTATGACATCTACGACATTCTTGGGAATAAGCGAACAGAAGTCTATGAAGAGATTGACAAGGCGCTAAAAGAGAAATTTGAATCTTATGATCTTGAATTTGTTTCATTCACAATAACTGACCAAGATGCAGGAGATGAGATTGAAGCAGCAATCAAATCTGAATCGGTAAAACAGAAAGAAATTGACACAGCTAAACAGGAACAGGAAAAAGCTAAGGTCGAAGCTGATACCAAGAAAGTTCAAGCTCAAGCTGAAGCGGATGCTGGAATCATCAAAGCAGAAGGGGAAGCCAAAGCTAACAAAGCTAAGTCAGACTCAATCACAGACAACCTTATCCGTATGAAAGAAGCAGAAGCCAGAGAGAAGCATGGCTGGGTTACTGTTAATGGAGCCGGTGGCGTGATTACAAATCATGAGTAAAAATTATCAATCGGGTAATAATTAAAATAGGTCGGAGGTAAGGTTTGGGCAAAAAGAACCTAATAACAGCACGAAGAGATTATCTCGAGTTTGAACTCGATGATAAATACTTAAAGATTGACAAACTTATTGGTCAGCGTAGACATGAATTAGAACGATTGTACGAAGTGAAACATCTTACTGTTCCTGGTATTGATGATACAGGATCAAGTGGAAGTGGGACATTTGTTAACAGGTCCGAGAATTTAGCGATCGCATACGCAAGTGATCCGATGATTTTAAGATTAGAAAATCTCCAAAACGCCATCTTCCAATTGCTAGAAAATCTAGAATCAGATGACAAGAAAATCTTTTATCTACGTTGGGGAGAACATACTGGTTATGACTGGATTCAAGTTTGGCACATCATGGAAAACGGAGAAACTGGGTACTTGTATAGACACAGCAAGCAGATTTACAGAAGACGTGAAGTGATTCTCGATACACTTTCAAATTTGCTCTTTATGTAAAGTTGTCAAAAAAACATATAGAATTGACAAAAAGAATGTGGTAAATTAGTATCATGAAGAATAGCAGAGAGGAAACCTCTGCTTTTTTGTGCATTAAAAAGGAGGTGAGGATATGTGGTAGTTGTTGAACCAATCAGAAATAGAGATGATGTTCAGCTTATGATTGAATGGCTGACGTTACATAGCGCAGTCAAAGAGTCAGATAGACAACGCAACCTCATGCTCTTCCTTTCTGGTGTTAATTTGGGATTTCGTATTGGTGATATCGTTAAACTGAAAGTAAAGCATGTTAAAGGCTGGCATGTCCAGATCGTCGATGAAAAGACAGACAAACCAACCAAACGAAAGATGCCAAAGAAATTCAAGAATGCTATGAGGCAGTACATCAAAGACAAGAAAGATGAAGACTTCCTCTTTCCAAGCCGAAACGGAAAGCATCAGCACATAAAACCAAACACAGCTTACAAGATTATAAAGAGAGCTGCTGAAGAAGTTGGTCTGGAAAATATAGCGACTCACTCGATGAGAAAGACCTTTGGTTTATTCATGTACGAGCAAACAAAGGATGTCGCTCTGATAATGGATCTACTGAACCATTCAAGTCAGAGTATTTCACTACGATATATCGGCAAAAACCAAGATTCGCAAGACAGAGCCATGACAAAGTTTCAGGGCTTTTAATTTTTTATTTTAACATCAATTCATTGTTTTGAGGTTATGATGATTTCATTTTACGTATGCAGGATAAACGCTTGATAAATCTGAGTTAAAACTCATGTAGCGAGTTCACTAGAATATGTAAAACAAGGAATTGGGAGAGTAAAAACAAAGGAGATTGCACAGTTATGAAAGGTATTATTAAAAGACTTTTTAATAAAAGAACCACTAAACAGAAACCATTAGGAAAAATTGTAGTTGGAGTTGAAATTGAAAATTGCTCAGAACTAAAAGAGTTAACTCAAGAATGTTGCGAAGCAATCGAACACTTGAACAATTGTATTGAGAAGCTAAATACATTCGAGCTCAAAGTATCAATAATCAAATGATGGAAGTTTCAACTCGAGAAGAACGCAACCAATTTTACAATTCCAGTGAATGGAGAGCGCTGCGTAAGTTAGTACTTGAACGTGATCACAATGAATGTGTTTGGTGCAAAGACGAAGGCAAAGTCACTAGAGAGAACCTAGAGGTTGACCACATCAAGGAACTAGAGATCTATCCAGAGTTTGCGCTTGATATCGATAATCTACGAACACTGTGCAAAGCATGTCATAATAAGAGGCATGATCGTTTTGATAAGAATGACAGAAATTTCCGAAAAGATGAATGGTGGGGTTAGGTGAACGAACCTTAAATACCCCCCGGTCAAAAAAATCGGAAATTTTCAAAGACGTCGGTAAGCGGTCTGCACTCGACTGTCCAAATTTTTAACAAAAAATTAAAGGGGGTGGGGGGTAATGGAAGAATACTCAGAAAAAAATATAAAAGAATTAGAAAATCAGCTACTTTCTAAAATCGGCTACTTTAGTCCTAGAAAAAAGGATGCGATCCAGTACGAAAAAGTGAATCGATATCTTTATCTTGTCAGATTGCTGTATGAGCTGAAAGCTAGACTTCATGAAGACGGATTGGTCATCACTGTTCACAATGGGCAACAGAGATTCCAAAAAGCGAATTCTCTCATCAAGGAAATCAACACAACAAGCAATCAGCTTTTGGCTATTGAGCGATCGTTTGGTTTTGAGGTGGAAAACTCGCCTGTTGAGAAACCTACGTCTGGAAGTGACCTGCTATGATTTCTCATCCGCTGGTTGATGACTATATCAAAATGGCCGAGAGTGGAGAAATCGTTGTCAACAAAGAAAGAAAGCTGCTGTTTAAAATCATCAAGGAGAAAATTTATCCTCGTGATGATTTATATTTTGATAATGACTTGATTGACAAGTTCATTCGTTTTGCGGAAAAGAACTTTTTCCCTCTTGCTAAGTATCAACTTTTCTTGACTCCGTTTATCTTTCTTTTTCGGAAGGAAGACGGGGAGCCACATTTCAATGAATATCTGTATACTCTTGCTCGTGGTGGTGGTAAGAATGGTTTTATGTCTGCGAGAGCTAATTTTTTCATCAGTCCAATTTATCCAATCAGAGATTACGATGTGACCATCACGGCAAACTCTGAAAGACAAGGTAAAGTTTCTTTCGAGGAAGTTTATGAGACTATCCAAAGGAGAGGTCTTGAGGACCATTTTTATCTAACTAAAATGTCTATCACAGGTCGAGCGAATAACTCGGTCTTTTCTTTTCGGACGAATAATCCGAAGACTATGGACTCTGCTCGTGATGGATGTCTTGAGTTTGATGAGATTCACCAGTTTGAAGATGATAAGGCTGTGAAGGTTCAAAGGTCTGGTCTTGGTAAGATTGCTCATGCTCGAACATTCTATAACGGGACGAATGGATATGTGCGCGAGGGGTTCTATGACAAGCTGATAGAAAAGTCTATGCAAATCTTGAATGGTGAGATTGATGATTTTAGATTTTTCCCTTTTATCTGCAAGTTAGATAATGCGGATGAAGTGGATGACATGAGGAATTGGACGAAAGCAAATCCGATGCTGGATGAAACCACACCATATGCAAAACGACTACTATCTGCTACGAAAGCAGATTATGATGACCTTGAGCTGGAGCCGTCTGGTCGTCAGGAATTTATGACAAAACGGATGAATCTTCCTGAAGCGGATCTTGAAAAGGATGTGACGACTCGTGAGAAGCTGCTGGCTTGTCTGCGGTCTCCGGGTATCGACTTAAAGGGTCGGTCTTGCGTGGCTGGTTTTGACTATGCAAGTGTCCGAGACTTTGCAAGTGTCGGATTGCTATTTAAGAATGGTGATGAGTTCATCTGGAAGCAACATTCATTTGCTCGTAAAGAATTTTTGAAAGCTTTCAAACTAAAAGCCCCTATTCAAGAATGGGCAGACAAAGGCTTGTTTACGATTGTGGACGGTCCTAGTATTGATCCACGTCTTTTGATTGCTAAGCTAGTCGAATGGAATAAACTTTATCAAATTGAACTTGTATGTGCCGATGGTTTTAAAATGGACTTGTTGAAACCCTTGCTAGAAGAGGCTGGTTTTGAATATGAGTTCTTGCGCAATCCTGGGGCGATTCAATCCAAGGTTGCACCAATTATAGAAGATGGATTTGCTAATGAGCGTTTTGTCTTTGAGGGTGATAACTCAATGATTTGGTATATAGATAATACCTATGTCAAAGAGGACAAGGATGGCAATAAGCGTTTCTTGAAGAAAGAGCCTGTCAGAAGAAAGACAGATGGGTTCCATGCTTTGATAGCTGCTCTCTACAAGCGTGAGCTTGTGCAAGAGTCGAATGTTGGGGAATTCCTTGACATGATTGATAGTTGGGATTTTTAATCTAATAATAAATTTTGGGTGGGTGGTCGGCAGAAAATCAAAGAAAGGAGGTTGCAACATGGGGTGGCTTGATATTTTCAAAGCTCGGAAGGAAGTGATTACTGGTTTTGATTTTGATGATTTAGAGCGAATTTTTGGGAGTCTTTATCTCAAAAGTTTAGCTGTAGATAAATCAGCTGAATTTGTAGCTCGTATCTTTGCAAAGTCTGAGTTTCGCTACATGGTCAAAAACAAGCACGAACGCTCTAATTGGGATTATCTTTTAAATGTCCGTCCGAATCGCAATGAGTCTGCTTCAGAATTTTGGCAAAAGGTGATTTATCGTCTATTGACAAAAAATGAAGTACTCATCATCTTGTCAGATGATGATCAACTATTAGTCGCTGATAGCTTCACTCGAAAACGATATGCAGTCTATGATGATACCTTTGAAACGGTATCTGTGCGAGATTATACGTTTCAGAGAAAGTTTGCTATGAGTGATGTGATTTTTTTGCAGTATAACAACAATCGACTGCAAGAATACATGAGCGACTTATTTGCAGACTATGAAAAGCTACATAGTCGCTTGGTCGAGGCCTTGGGTCGTAATAATCAGATTCGGGGCATTCTTAACACTAAGACAAACGGTACCTTTAACGAGGAAAGACTTAAGCAGATGCAAGAATATGCTGATGGTCTATTCAAATCATTTACTAAAAAATCAGTGGCTATCGTTCCAGCTCAAAACGGTCTGGACTACAACGAATTGACAAACACGGTTGGGACTTCGAATCTGTCTGTTGATGAGTTGAAAAAACTTCGAAGGCAATTTGATGATGAGGTTGCTGATATATTGGGTATTCCAACTGCATTGATGCACGGGGATATGGCTAATCTAGAAAACAGTCAGAAAATGTTTACTAGTTACTGCTATAAATCTCTAGTGAAGAAGGTATCTGATGGACTGAATCATGCCATGGTTGGTCCTGATGCTTATGCAGGGGAACGTTTCTTTGTCATTATCGGGGAAGGTCAGAGGGATAAGTTTGCTTTAGCTGAAAACATTGATAAGTTAATTTCCTCTGGAGCAATGCTAATCAATGAAGTCCGAGCGGAGCTAGGACTTGAGGCGGTTCCTTGGGGTGACAAACCAGTCATGACTAAAAATTATCAGATTGGTAAGGAAATAGAGAAAGGAGGTAAAAAAGAAGATGAAGGTAATTCCAATTAAAGGAACAATTATCTCAAATAACAGCAAGTGGATCTACGAGCTATTTGAGAGGGAAGCTACTGCACCAAAAGACATTGTATTACCGGAAACTGGAGAAGATGTAGAAATTCATATTAACTCTGGTGGTGGAGATGTCTACGCTGGTAGCGAAATCTACACAGCTTTACGCGCTTACTCTGGTCGAGTAACCGTCAAAATCGTAGGTATTGCAGCAAGCGCTGCTAGTGTCATTGCTATGGCTGGTGATTCTGTTGAAATCAGCCCAACTGCTCAAATTATGATTCATAATGTATCCTCTGGCGTTTATGGAGATCATAACGCTTTAGAGCATGAGGCAGCTGTGTTGAAAGGTTTTAACAAGTCTATTGCGAGTGCTTACGTCCATAAGACAGGGAAAGCATTGTCTGATTTATTGGAGCTAATGAATCAGACAACCTGGTTTGATGCCGAGGCAGCCGTTGAGAACGGTTTTGCGGACAAGGTGATGTTTGCGCAAGAGGTTGCTCCTCTCCTAGTAGCGAGCGAAACGCCAATGATCCCGGAAGATTTTATCGAGCGAATGCAGGCTACTATGACTCCTGATGTGGACAAGATTGCTGAGTTAGTAGCTCAAAAACTGGCAGAGCACGAGCCAGAAAAAGAAAAAACTGAAAAGAAGAAAGCGCCTGAGCCTAGTGGTTTCGGTCGTTTTGCATTTTAAGAAAGGAAAATTTAAACATGATGAAATTATCAGATGAATTTAAAACAGCTCGTCAGAACTTTCTGGATGCTGTTACAAACAATGAACCTGCTGAAAAGCAAGGAGAACTTTATGAGAAGATGCTTAACGCCATTCTGGATGAAGCAAAGAAATCAGCTCGTGAGGAAGTAGATGGCCTTGTTGCAGTAAGTCCATTTGATGAAAAACTATCTCTTCGTGAACGTGAATTTTTCAACAATCTGGACAAAAAAGCTCCAGGAAAAATTGAAAAGTTCTTCCCGCAAGAAACAGTTGACCGTATCTTTGAAGATATGGTACAAGAACATCCATTGCTTGAACATATTGGACTCCGTAACGGCGGCCCTCGTTTGAAGTTCCTTAGCTCTACTACAACAGGTGTAGCAGTTTGGGGGAAAATCAACGATGAAATCAAGGGTCAATTGACTGCTGGATTTGGTGAAGAAGAAGCTATTCAGAACAAATTGACTGCCTTTGTTGTCCTTCCGAAAGACACAGAAAAGTTCGGACCTGGTTGGCTTCATTCTTTCGTATCTGCTCAGCTTACAGAAGCTTTCGCTGTTGCTCTTGAAGCAGCCTTTTTGAATGGGGATGGAGATGAAAAACCAATCGGTTTATCCCGTACTTTGACAGGAACGGTTGCAGCAGGGAAAACAACATACAATGCTAAGACATCATCTGGTGATGTAACTCTTGGAGCAAAAGGGAAGACGACCGAAGAAAAAGCGAACATCACAATCAATGAATTCAAAGAAATTTACAAATACCATTCCACTAAAGCAAACGGGAAACCTGTAGTAACTCGTGGGAACATGGTTATCGTTGTAAATACGAGCGATGAACTTGACTTTACAACTCAATTCACCACTCTGAATGGACTGGGTGTATTTGTAACCAATCTTCCATTCAATCCAATTGTAATCCCATCAATTGCTCAAGAAGCAGGTAAAATCACTACTTTTGTGAAAGGGCGTTACGATGCAGTTATTGGTGGTGGAATTGAATTTGATACTTTTGACCAAACTCTTGCATTTGATGATCTCAATCTTTACACCGGCAAACAATTTGCATATGGGAAACCACATGATGAAAAAACCGCTGCGGTTTGGACCCTAAAACTTGGTAAAGACTAAGGTGTTGCCCTATGGAAGAGACAAAAGAACTTCACCCACTCCTTAAAGCATTTAAGGAGCGGATGAGAATTTTTCACAGTGGAGAGGATAATAACCTCTCCCGTATGTTGGAAAGTTCTGAGTTAGCGATTCACAGTTTAGTCGGTAGTAAGAACACTAGCGATCCACGAGTGAGAGAGCTTATTTTAGAACGTTCACGATACGTCTACAATGACCAGGTAGAGTTTTTCTATCAAAACTTTCAAGGTGATTTAATGGCGTTGTCTCTAGAAAACTATAAATTGGAGGAAAAACATGATTAAGGTTTTAAAAGAATTTTATGACCTCAAAGAAGGGGAATTTCGTTCTGTTGGCCAAGAATTTGAAGCGACAAAAGAGCGCTTCGATGAAATCAATGAAGCACTGCCTGACTTTGTTGAATGGGAAGATAAAACTACAGAAGTAACTGAAACATCACCATACTATGTATAATCGTCCTAGCTATCGCTACAAAAAGCCTGAGGCTCAAAATGGAGACCTGAGAACCCCCTTGACTTTCTATACTTCTAAAGTCGAGGAGGGGGTTGATGGCCGTGATGTGAGCTACAAGAAGGCTTTTTCTACGATGGGGCAAGTTTACTCCCCTAGTTTCAAAGATATTGAGATCGCGACTGGAAAAGCGATGAAAGCTAAGATAACTTTGAAAATTCGTGATCCTCTGACAGATTATCAGCCTGAAAGTCGGCATTTTGTCGAAGTTGAGGATATCCGTCTAGTTGGTAAGAAATGGCAGGTTATTGATGTGCGTCCTGATTTTGATAATCGGGATTTTTTGATAGTTATTATCGGAGGTGGTCGCGATGTCTAGTGGAGCAAATCTAAAAGGATTTGATGATGTTTTGAGGAATGTCGAGGCTCGCCTAGGGGAACCAGTGGTCCGTAGAAAGGTCAATAGAGTCTTGAAGGAAACGGTTGAGGAGTTTGAGCCTACTTTCAAACGGGCTATGGCGGTGTACGCTGATACTGGTAAGACGGCAGGTGCTGTCGTCCATGGAAATGTGACTGGTACAGCTAGTGGGGTTCCAATGGTTAAATTAGGTTTTAAAAGTCCTCGTTGGACTCTTATTCACTTGAATGAATTTGGATACGCAAAGAATGGACATCCTCGTGGTTTCGGTATTATGCGCCGCTTTTTTGAAGGTAGCAAACCAGTTTTTAAATCTAAAGTTGGCATGAAGTTAAAACAGGAGTTTTTGTAATGATTAAAGACAAACTAACTGAACTCTACAACGCTTTGAAAGAGAATGAGTCTTTATCTGGTATTAGTATCAAGTCATTTGAACGTCCTGATACTTTGGGGGATGACGAGACGAGTATTGTCATTATCCCTGTCGGACCTCCAATGCAGACAGCTCACGGTAGCAATACTAGTCTGGCTAAGACTTTTCTCTATCAAATCAATGTAGAGTCAAAGAATCGTGTGGAGTGTAAAGAACTCCAAGGCAAAATTGAAAAAATAATGGAACATCAGGGATTTTATCAGACTGAAGGTGGTTTGGATCAATGGATCCCTGATATCAAACGCTATGTAGACGCTCGGACCTACAAAGGTCGGAGTGGTCTGTATGATAAGTACTAGAAAGAAGGTAAAGAAATGACAGTAAAAGGAACTGCACTTATTGGCCTTAAATCGGTCACAATTCGTGTGCATGATGGAAAGACTCCAACAGCTGGAGAGAATCTCTTCACGCTAGAGGGTAAAGATAATGAAGGGGCTACACAGACTGCTAAAGTAACTGGATTATCTAGCGATCCCGTAAAGACTTACGGTAGTAATGTTGCTTATCACGTTTCCAATCGAGGGGTAGGCGATGTTAAGGTAGAGATGGGCTTACTTGATGTTCCATTAGCTTTATATACTAATGCTTTGGGGTATGGCAATGATAATGGTATCTATTACTTCGGTGCAGACACCGTTGCCAAGAATGTTTCAATTCTCATTGAAAGTAATACTGCTGATGGGGAACCAGTTTACTATGGTTTTTACAAAGGGCAGCTTTCTATGGATGCTATTGATTTTGAAACGATCAAGGATAAGGCTAATGAGTTAGCTACCACTAATGTGAATTTTGCTGCGACAGCTAGTTCAGATGCTGCAACTAATGGTCGATATGGTGCAATTGTGTATGGATCGGATGCTGAAAAATTGAAGAAATTGAAGGGTCAACTAAAGATGACCGCAGCAGGGTAGGAAGAGGGCGCAAGCTCTCTTTTTATCTGTTTTTCTAGGAAGGAAAAGTATATGGCTAAGGTACAATTTACAATCAAGAACGAGAAAGGTGAGGATGTTCTCAAGACTAGTAAGGAAATCACGACTAT